TGGAACTATTAGACAATGCACAACTTGATGCAGTTAATCGAATTAAGAATGGCTGTATTGTTTGCGGTGGAGTTGGTAGCGGAAAGAGTAGAGTAGGCCTATTATATTTTTTTCGAAAAAATGGAGGCGAATTAAGACCATTTAGAGAAATGCAAACGAGTCAAAGACTTGTAATAATCACAACAGCCAAAAAACGAGATTCCAAAGAATGGGAATCTGAGTTAGCTCACTTTTTGTTAGACAAAGAGAATAATGATATTTCAATAGACTCTTGGAATAACATTAAAAAGTACCAGGATGAAGTAAATTCATTTTTTATATTTGATGAGGATCGTGTTACTGGTTCTGGAGCTTGGGTTAGAGCTTTCTTAAAGATCACTAAGAGTAATGAGTGGATTATATTATCTGCTACACCAGGTGATTGTTATAATGACTATGGTCCAGTGTTTGTAGCTAATGGGTTTTATAAGAACATTACGGAGTTCAGGCGTGAACATGTAGTGTATAACTCGTTTACACATTATCGGAAGATTGATAGGTATGTAAATACAGTTAGACTCGATAGACTTAAGAATAAAATTCTGGTTGATATTTATTACCAGAAACATACAATTAGCCATCACATCCCAGTTTATACAGAGTATGACATGGAACTATATAAAAAGACTCAGAAGAACAGATGGAATTATACGGAGAATTGTCCTATTGAAACAGCCAATGAGCTGTGTGTCGAATTAAGGCGAATCTGTAACTGTGATATTTCAAGAACAGATGCTGTATGGAATATCATTCAGGAGAAACACCGAGTAATTATATTTTACAACTTTGATTGCGAGTTAGAAATGCTAGAGGAGTTGTGTATTATTAACGGAATAGAGTTTGCTGAATGGAATGGTCATCGACATAATGATATTCCAGATGGATACGAATGGGCTTACTTAGTTCAGTACAATGCTTGTGAAGGCTGGAACTGTACTAAGACAGACACAATTATATTTTACAGTCAGACTTATTCTTATAAGACATTAGTTCAAGCAGCCGGACGAATAGATAGGCGTAATACACTATTCACAGATTTATATTTCTATCATTTAAGGTCTAAAAGCCAAATCGATTTTGCAATAGCAAGAGCGTTAAAATCTAAAAAGAAGTTCAATGAATCTAAATTTGCTAATTTTAGCAGTGCGCAAAAAATTCACGTTGCATTATGAAGAGAGATAGATTATCTCTTATATTTTTTTGGAAAGGAATAGAAAATGAAGGAATCTAAGTTTCAATCTGATCTTAAAAAAGAGATCAAAAGTAAACTAAGAGGATGCGTCATTATGAAAACAGATTCGTCGCAATGCCAAGGCATGCCGGATCTATTAATTTTGCATAATAACAAATGGGCAATGCTTGAGTGTAAGAATGACCCTAAAGCATCAAAGAGACCAAATCAAGAATATTATATTTCCAAAATGAACAACATGAGTTTTGCAAGGTTCATAAATCCTGAAAATAAGAAGGAGGTTCTCAATGAACTTTACAAATCACTCGGATCTTGAAGGTTGTCATGCTTTTCTTGGAGCTTCCAAGTTTCATTGGATTAATTATTCAGAAGATAAACTTATTGAAAGTTACAGAAAGCATTTAGCAACTTTACAGGGAACCATTATGCATGAGTTTGCTGCTCAAGCAATTAGACTTGGTCAGAAACTTGAGAAGAAACAGAAGACAATTAATATGTATGTCAACGATGCTATTGGTTTCAAGATGACACCTGAACAAATATTATATTTTTCAGACAACTGTTTTGGTACGGCTGATGCAATAAGCTTCAGAAAGAATCAACTAAGGATTCATGATTTAAAAACAGGTGATATTCCGGCGCACATAGAACAATTAGAAGTTTATGCCGCGCTATTTTGTTTGGAGTATGATTTTAAACCATCGGATATAGAAATTGAACTTCGTATATACCAGTTTAATGATATTTTGGTTAAGAATCCTACAGTTGAAGATATTGTTCCAATCATGGACAAGATTAAAACGTTTGACAAAATAATTGATCGTATTAAGGAAGAGGAACTTTAACGATGGACAATTATATTTATGAAAACTCGCTAATGCATTATGGTACGCCAAGACATTCTGGAAGATATCCTTGGGGTTCAGGAGATAATCCTTATCAACATGAGCAATATGGTTTCTTAGCGAAATATAGAGAGCTCAAAGATAGAGGGTTATCTGAAAAAGAAATGTCTAAAGAAATGGGAATGTCTATTGCTGATATGAGACGAAACTATTCAGCAGCTCTTAGTTATGAAAAAGCAGCTATGAAAGCACGAGCTATAAAACTAAGAGAAGAAAAAGGATATTCTTATAGACATATAGGAGAAATGATGGGACTTCCTGACACCACAATAGGTAATTGGTGTAAGGAGAAAGACCAGAAGCAAGAAAAAATAGCAGATACTGTAGCTGATATTCTCATGAAGAATGTTGATGAGAAAGGTTATATTGATGTCGGTTCAGGAACAGAACTGGAAATGACAGATCTTCTCAGAGCTTCGGGAAAAGATATTGGTGTATCTGCAGACAGAATGAGAACAGCTGTAAAGATAGCACAAAATAAAGGTTATGTTTTACAGGAAATTCATGTAGAACAGGTAACAAATCCTGGTAAATACACAAATATGCTTATTCTTGGTCCTGAAGGAACAACTAAGAAAGATATTTGGGAACATGTTGACGACATTCATTCTGTTTCTGAGCATCTCAATCCTGTTACTATGAAAGTAAGCGATTTAAAGAGACCTGAATCATTAGATTCAAGTAGAGTTTATATTCGTTATGCTGAAGATGGTGGAAAAGATAGAGATGGAACTATTGAACTTAGAAGAGGAGTTGACGATTTGTCAATGGGCAGTTCTTCTTATGGTCAGGTTCGTGTTCTTGTTGACGGAACTCATTATATGAAAGGAATGGCTTTCTATAGTGATGATATCCCAAAAGGTTATGATGTAGTTTACAACACAAATAAAAAGAAAGGAACAGATCCAGGAGATGTATTTAAGAAAATTAAAGACAATCCTGATAATCCTTTTGGAGCAACAATAAAAGCTAATGGACAAATATTATATCCTGATCCAAATGGTAAATATACAAATGAATTTGGAGAAAAATGTTCATTAGGTGTTGTAAATAAAATAAAAGAAGAAGGCGATTGGGATCATTATAAGAAATCTCTTGCATCTCAAATGCTTTCTAAACAGTCTGATCAATTAATCAAAAGACAGCTTGATTTATCTTATGCAGATAAAGAAGCCGAGTTTGATTCGATTATGGCTGTTGACAATAAAGAAGTAAGAAATAAATTACTTCAAGAATTTGCTGATAATTGTGATGCAGCGGCAGTTCATTTAGATGCAGCAGCATTACCTAGGCAAACAACTAAAGTTTTATTGCCAGTTACAAGTCTTAAAGATAATGAAATTTATGCTCCAACTTATAAAGATGGTGAAACAGTATGTCTTATAAGATATCCTCACGGCGGAACATTTGAAATTCCTGAATTAGTTGTTAATAACAAAAATAGGGATGCTCAAAAGATAGTTGGAAACAAAGCAGTAGATGCAGTTGGAATAAATGCAAATGTAGCATCTAGATTATCGGGAGCAGATTTTGATGGTGATACAGCTTTAGTCATTCCTTCAAATGGTCCTAATAGTAAAGTCAGAATTATATCTCAAAAAGATACTCCTCTTAAGCAGTTAGAAGGATTCGATCCGAATGTTTATGAAAAATATGATGGAATGAAAGTTCTTACAAAGCAAAGAACTCAAACTGAAATGGGAGTAATATCGAATCTTATAACAGATATGACTTTACAAGGTGCAAGTGATGATGAATTAGCAAGAGCTGTTAAGCATTCGATGGTTATAATTGATGCTAATAAACATGAATTAAATTATAAACTATCAGAAGAACAGAATGGCATTAAAGCACTTCATAAAAAGTATCAGGGAAAAGTTCAAGGAGGAGCAGCAACTCTATTGTCAAGAGCTGGTTCTAAGAAAGCTATTGATGATATTAAGAGAAGTTATACTCCTGATCCTGAAACAGGTGAATGGGATTATATTCCTACTGGAAAAACAAAAACTGATATTTTAAAAAAGACTGTTAAGGAAAAAGATCCAATAACTGGGGAAGTTAAAGAGAAGAAATATTATATTCGTAAAGATGGCGGATTAGATGCTGAATATGTTAAAGGTACAGAATACTTAACAAAAGAAACACCTCGTAAAACCCGTAAGTATTCTCAAATGCTATTAGCGAAAGATGCTAGAGAATTAATATCCGATTCTCAGACTACTCAGGAACAAGCTTATGCTGATTATGCTAATAAACTTAAAGCATTGGCTAATAAGTCAAGAAAAACATATTTTAATGATCGTACCACAGAGAAGGTCAATAAACAAGCACAAGAGGAATATGCATATGAGGTAGCCTCTTTAAAATCTAAATTGAATAATGCCCTTAAGAATAAGCCTAAGGAGAGGAAGGCCCAGCTCATAGCAAGTGAGAGGGTTAATCGTCTTAAAACCAAAGATATGTCTAATGATGATATTAAGAAACTTAAAGATCAATCTATGACATTGGCTAGACAACAGGCAGGGGCTAATAAGAAGGACGTACAGGTACAGATCACTGAAAAAGAATGGGAAGCTATCCAAAATAATGCAATTAGTGGAACTACATTAAGATCAATACTTAATAATACTGATACTGATGCACTACGTAAGATGGCAACACCTAAAGACTATGCAACAACAGTAACAGATGCAAAAGCAAACAAGATGAAGAGAATGGCTATGTCTGGTTATACTTTACAAGAGATTTCAGAAGCAACCGGTTTCTCTCCTTCTACAATTGCTAAGTATATAAAAGAATGATGATATAGAGGGTAATATATGAAAGAATACATGTTGTCAACTATTGACAATCCTTGGAATCCATTCAAGAACTTTGATGAATGGTTACAATTTGATCTGTCACATTCTTACAATACTTTAGCTTATGTTGCAAGAATTGCAAAGACAGATTCAGAGATGGATGACAAAACCTATTCAGAACAAGTTAACAAAGCAATTGACGAAATAATAAAATACAATCCATTACCAATTTACATTCGTGTTTCAGAAGAAACTGATACAAAAGCGATTGCTGAAAGTAGTGAAGAAACGTTTAAGAACTTTGAAA